TATCAACTATTGTCCGAAACCGCCCTGTCTCTGGTCAAGATTGGCGACTACTTTTGTAACTAGATTTTAAATCTTCCCGGAGCGGATGGGTTGCAGCCATCTCTCCAGTTGTCTTGTTAAGTGTATTATAAGTCAACATCACTATTTTGTCAAATAAAACCGCCCCGGTATCCCCATACCAGAGCGGCCCAGACACACATCCGAAGATGCATACCTTATCAGTCATGTATATTGTATCATCTTCGGGCAGCACACGCAAGATGGAACAAATGTTCCAGCATGCTGTTATTTTCGTACACAAAAGGAGGATGATATCATGGGAGAATTGAGAACACGAAAACGCGGCAAGAACTGGGAATGGTCCTTCGAGGGCGCCCGGATCGGCAGCAAGCGAAACTCCATTTCAAAAGGTGGTTACCGCACGAAAGCGGAGGCTGTCACGGCTGGCACGAAGGCAAAGGCAGAGTATGACCGCTCCGGGCAAGCATTTTCCCCATCTGAAGTTAGTGTGGCGGACTACATGGATTACTGGATGGAACATTACGTAAAGAAAAATCTGGCTTATAATACGGTACTGGACTATGAGCGGAAAATAAGGCTTCACATTAAGCCCAGCCTGGGGGCTTACAGACTGAGTTCTCTGTCCCCGTCCACGGTTCAGGACTGGGTAAATAATTTAAAGGCAGCAGGCCTGTCAAAGAGCATGGTAAAAAATATTATGACCTGTCTTTCAGGAGCCATGCACTATGCCATTCTGCCCTGCAAGTATATATTCTTCAATCCCTGCGAAGGCGTATCTATTGGCAAGATACAGGATGATCCAAAGCTCCGGGAACACCGGGAATATATCCTTCCGTCAGATGATTTTTGGAGGCTGATTGACTATTTCAATCCGGAGAGCAATTTCTATCTCCCACTTATGGTCGGCTATTTCTTGGGGACACGCCTCGGAGAAAGCTACGGGTTCGATCTGCTGTCCGACGTAGATTTCAATGCGCACACGATCCGCATTGATCGGCAGCTGAAGAAAGAACATAGCATATGGTGCTACCGCCAGCCGAAGTATGATTCCCGACGTACCATCAAGATGGGCGAGATCATCGAAAAGGCGCTTAAGGAAGAGATCCACCGCCGTAAAAAGATCATGCTGACTTACGGACGCTATTATACCAGGTCTTATATGCGCCCAGACGGGTCGCTTTTACAGGCGCCAGCTGACGCGCCCATTGCCTGTCAGGAGATCATGCCTATATCCGTCCGGGAGAACGGGGTTATCCTGACGCCTGAATCCTTCAAGTATTGCGCGCGGATTGTCCACTATACGATGGGGCTTCCGCTGTTCCACAGCCATTGTCTGCGACACACTCACGGGACAGTGCTGGCCGAACAGGGAGCGTCTCCCAAAACGATCATGGAGCGCCTTGGACATAAAGACATTAAAACGACCTTGCAGACTTACGTTTTTAACACGGAGGTCATGCAGCAGAACGCTGCGGATATGTTTGATACGGCTGTTGGCTTGTCTACCACCTTGAAAAAGCGTTGACAAACGGCTGACAAAACCAGTTTTGTCAGCCAAATAAATCCCGCAAATCCGCTTATTTACGGCACAAGAGGCACACAGTTTCCACGTGCACCGTTTATTGATTGTTATATCCTAAGAATATAATACCTAATAATAGAGAAACTCACAATACCTATAAAATCAATGTTTTTAAGGATTTTAAATACTTTTTATATCTTATAATTACTGATAGTATTATATCAATATTTATACACCGTTGGCAAACGGTAGTCACTGTCAACCAGACGATACAATATACAAACAAGAGCAGACCTATTCGGATCTGCTCTTTTACTATAATTTACATTCCTCAGGTGTTTTGTCATAACGCAATCCTTTGAAGACGGATTGATGTCTCTCGCTGCTGCCGGCTCGTGGCATATATTTTACTACACCCACATATTTAGGTTGTACCCATATTGCATTTTCATTATCGTGTCCTACCGGAGTACCTGCCGGCGGAAATCCAGGCGGTAAAGTTTGCAGAAGCCCTACAGTATCTCTTCCCACCCCCATTGTCACATGGCCTTGATATATAATAACAGCTCCCCCGAATTTTCCCAAGACCAGACTAAACATATGATTCCTTTTAGGAATATACCCACATATAACAAAATCCTCATCCATCATGTGCTTGATCTTGGCCCATTCCTTAGTGTGCTTCCCCTGGATGTAGAAGCTGTCCATTCGTTTAGCAACTATACCTTCTAACTCCTGCTCTTCTGCCATTCTATAAAACAAAGTTCCATTTTGCTCTATATATCTTGATAGTGCCAGACGTTCAGATTCGATAAATGATTTCTGGAGTAGTTTTTTTCTTTCTATTAGCGGCAGCCAGCAAACATCTTTTCTATCGTAGTATAGCACATCAAATGCTATAAAGGTGGCAGGATAGCGTTTGGAAGCCAAATCTATTTTTATTTTATTAGTCGTTAGGCTTCGGCGCTGAATCTCGAAAAAATCAGGCTTACCATCTTTTAACACCATAAGTTCTCCGTCAAGTATGCACTTGGTCTTTGCCTGCCGCCATATATCCTTAAGTTCCGGTGCTTTCTGCAGCATCTTGACATTACGTTTGTTTCTCAGATCTACATTACCTGCAGGATCAAGATACGCAATGCAGCGTTCACCGTCCCATTTTAACTCATATATATAATCTTCGCTGTCAAACGGATCTTCTTCAATCCCTATTAGCATAGGTTTAATATTTCGTTTTTCAAATTCTATCATGCTGTTGCAACCTTTTTGCGTTTTTTGGATGTTGGAGGCTTATTATTTTCATTCACTTGCTTAAGCGATGCTTGTAACGCTTCCATCAAATCTATAACATTCGCATGTTGTTCTTTGGGCGCGCTGACTATTTCCTGCCCATTAATTTTAGCCTCAATGATCTCTCTAAGGCGCTTCTGATATTCATTATGGTATATTTCCGGTTGAAAATCTTTTACCATTGAATTTACCAGAGTTTTTGCCATTGTTATTTCCGCTTCATTCAGATCCGGATGAATAATTTCTTTCGGCATTTCCTTGATTTCATCGGCAAAAAACAAAGTCTCCAGGAGTATTTCTTCCTCTGTCGAAATTAATGCCAATAGTTTTTCTGATTGACCCATGACAGTTTTAGCTATAGCTACTTTCTTCTCATCATACATTGATTTACGTAGTAGTTCATATGCTTTGTCGCCTCCCAGCTCCGGAACCGCGTGATAAGTTTTATCAAAAAACACTGGCGGAATGCTTTCGAGGTTAGCAAAATGCAAAATTTCCACAGTACGGTCTTTTTCTGTTTTTGCCTTTTCAAAATCAGCGTCTGTCATAGTCACATATTGTCCTGGCGCAAATTCAAATCCCTTCACAATATCCTGAGATCCGACTTCCTTCCCGCAATTTGCGCAGACTTTTTTATATTTTACCCTTGATCCATCCTCTCTGCAGAGCTGGTTAAAATGTATATCATTATCCTGCGTCGCTGTGTGAAGTGCAACCGGGATATGAACCAAACCGAATGATATTGCCCCTTTTTGTGCTGCCATTATAAGCCCTCCTTTATACTATACTTATAATGCCCCAAACAAAAAGCAATCATTCTCACATATAATCATAAGGGCTGTGTCAGTAGACATGGCTCTATTTAAAAAAAGAGACAGAGCCGAAGCCCTGCCTCTCAATCTTATCGGTCATACTCAACATAGTCCTTATGCATCCATCCGATCCCGATTCCGGCCACCTTAATATGCACCCAGTCCCCGGATTTCTGGCCGTCTACCTCAAACCGGTTCCCAACGCCGAGCTGTCCAAGAATAGTTCCACCTGGAGTCTGGCGAACACGGACACCGCTCCCTGTGCAGGTGGCCGTCCCCGTGGCATTCCATCCAGATGAGCTTCCGGATGATCCTGCGGGTGAGCAATAATCCGCATCAATGCAGATCCAGCCTGCGCCGGATTTCAGCCGGCCCCAGCAGGTATTCTGTATTTCGGTGATCGTGTAGGTGCCTCGGTCTGTAATGCTGCCACAAGCCTGATATTGTGTGCTTGGGCCTGTGCGGATCGTCAGATCCTCTACATTGACCTTATACATGCCGGTGCCGTATGTTCCCGATCCGCCGCCGGAGTTTCCGGAACTTCCAGATGAGCCGGAAGAACTGCCCTGTATCTGGGCCTTAAAGTCCTCCCACAGTGCCGGATTATCCATCATCTTACGCGGACAATACTTGCCCTTAGCATCAAAATGCCGGATCACCCGGCTGGCCGGGATGCCTGTCGTCTGCAGCAGGTATTTTACCAACTCAATGGCATTCTGGCGGGCGGCGGTATAATTACCGTCCTCATTGACACAGATCTCTATGCCGATGCTGTTGTTATTGGTGGCGTCATGGATACTGTGATTGCCGCCGTACTCCCGGCCAATGTGCCAGCACTTGCAAGTATGCTCGGCGGCCTGATAGATGCCGTCCGATCCACAGTAGTAATGCACCGACATATCAGCAAAATTGCCATCGTGCTGCGCCTTGGCGTGTGTCCGCGCGCCGGCTCCACGGCTGTAGTTGTCCGTCTCATGGATCACGATGTACTTGCACGGGTTTCCGGTGCCGTTGATGTTCTTCTGGCTGATAAACTCCCGATTAATATTTGGCATATCACTCCACCTCCTTGTTATACTTTGTCCTGTCCCATATTGCTTTTAATTTTTCCCAGCCGCCGGTAGCTACCAAATAGACTAAAAACGCCGTAACCAGCGCTGCCACCACATAGTACCAGACCACCGGCATCCTATAATATGTGCATAACAACAGCATAGCCACGATGCACAGGATCGCTGATACGATCAGCGCCACCACGTTGGTCTGGATATTTTTGATCCCCGGCAGCTCCTTGATAACCTGCACGATCAGACTGGTCAAAAACGCCAATACGCCGACCAGGATTAAAAAACTTGCCATATACTGCATGATTGTCTCTAACATTTTATCACTCTCCTATCTGATAAATGATACTACGGCGGCCACCAGCCCGCTGCCGATTGCCGCCGCAATAGCGCTCAATATGCCTGTTTTTAAGGTACTCCAGTTCTTTGCTGGTTCTTTCTCGATAGCATCCACTCTAGTGACCATATCTTCCTGCTTGGCTGCTAAGTTTCCGACGCTGACCGTCAGTTCCCGCACAGATGCCGTCAGGTCGGCCAGTTGCTGCACATTTTCCTCCAGCAGCTCCAGACGTTTATTAGTGCGTCTGTGCTCATCGTCTGTCCGCCTGTTATGCTCATCGTATTCCAGGCGGGTTACATACTCTTCCATTTTCCTCACCTCCCTACCCTACCTTTATCATTACCGGATAGATCAGGGTCTCCGGCGGAATCTGGTATGTAAATTCCAGCTCATAGGTCGCGCCCTTTGCCTGTGGCTGGATCAGGGCCATCAGGATTACCGTCTTGTCATTGACCTGGCTGATTTCGCAATCTCCGTCAGCTTCTTCGGTCAGGCCGCAGCGCAGCCTATAAGTGGCCTTTGCCACCTCAAACGGCTGGTTATTGCAGGACTGCACCTCGATCATAACGTATTTTTTCTCTCCCAGCTCAAATCGTACTCTATCCATTAGTGCACCTCCTGCAGCCGTGGTATCCGGCCATATATGTTTCCGGCAGCGTCCTGATAACGTAATGATCTATCAGCTGCGCGTAATACGGGATCAGCAGCAAACGGGCGCAGGTTTCGGCGTAATATTGGATCTGTACGCTGCACTGCAGATGGCCTCTTGCTCCATTGTCGCTCTCCGCCCAGATATCTATATCCTGCAAGCCCGGCTGCCTGGGAGCAAGGCCCTCCCAGTAGTCCGGGCGGTCCGGCACGGGATGAAATTCCACTTCCGTGCCGTTTACCTCGCCCCAGCACCGGATAATCATGTAGCCGGGTCGATCACCTTAAAGGTAATGGTAAGAATACCGGATGCGTCTACGGTTGTCGCAGATGCTACTACGTCCGTGATCACTGGTGCCTTGGTATCCAGTGTCACATGGCGGGTTACCGTTGTAGTCTTACCCAAACTATCCTTGGCAATAACAGTGATTGTATTATCGCCCTCAGTCAGCGTGACCTCCATGCTAAAGGCACCCCCGGTCACTGTCGCTTTCTGGCCGTTTACAGTTACCTCTGCCAGCGTTACCGCGTCGGAGCCAGCCGCTGCAGTACCAGCAGCAGTTACCTTATTGGAGTTAGTCACAAGACCCTCAGCCGGGCTGGTTACGTTAAGCGTAGGAGCTGACGTGCTGATGATAAAGGTTATTACATCCTCATCAGAGGTATTGCCGTCGTTATCCTGCACAGTCAGTTTGATGGTATTGGAGCCATCAGACAGACCGGTTGCCGTGTAGGTTCCGATCTTCTCACCATCCGCACCGTCCGAATAACTGATACCGGATTCTACGGGGGTATCATTGACCTTCAGCACGACGGAATCCATATTCAGACCGGAACCGCCGGCATCCTTAATGCTAAATTTGATCTGCTGTGTCGCCGCGCCCAGAACAGAGCCTTCCGTCGGGCTGGTGATGGTTGCGGTCGGTTTAGTTTTTTCCAGGACACGCAGTTTCAGCGCGTCTCCATAGGTCTCGTCTGTAGAGTCCATTGTCGTCTGGTTCCCAGCGTCGTCCTCTGTGTGGATTTCCAGCCCGTATACATGGTTCGGCTGGCTCCAGGATGATTGGGCCGGCGCTGTGATCTGCGCGGTCCATGTTTTCGTGCTTTCGTTGTAGGTGGCGTTCACGCGCGTGCCGTTGCACATTACCCATGCTTGTTTTACTGCCATTTTTTTACTCCTTTTTTACTGATATAGGATAATCATAGGGATAATCACACGGATAATCCTCTTCGTATTCTATTTTAAATACGATTTCGGCGGTCTCCCCGGTATTTACCTGCTTTTTATCCGTCTCAACATCTTTTATCCGCATGGCCTACCTCCATAAAGATTATTTCAGGGTGTCCAGCACTTCCTGTACCACTGTTCTCAGATTAAATAATGCCGGCACCTGGTCTACTGTGTAGGCCCCAGCCATAACCAGGCTCACCCATGTTTTTACAATTACGCTATCCTTTGTGTACGTCATAATACTTTGTCCTCCTTTTTAATTTGTGCTGCTTACCAAAGCTGCTATCGTCATTGTTAGTTCCGCGACTGCCTGCTGCAGCTCTACCACATCGGCTTTCAGCTGCATTTCAGATTCCAGTTCTGTCAAGCGGGTGTCTGTATCCGCCGCTTCCTGCCGCATCTCCACTTCCCAGATTGCGCCAGTGTATTCCGCGATGTAGGTTAATCTCGTGTAGTTTTCGTACACGATATCGGCCTTCGCAGCCTCTTTGATTGTCATTTTCTGTACGGCCAGCGTGTCCTGAAAAATAGTCTTCAGTCCCGCAGATGTCTGGTTCAGCAGCCGGATCTTCAGTACCCCTCCGGATTCCACGGCAGACTGAATCGGAATCTGCTGGCCATCATTCATAATTAATTGCATGATGCTCTCCTTTCTGCCGCTCTCAGCGGCTTAAAATAAAATACACAGCAAAACGCACCCCTCATGGGATGCGCTTTGACATGGATTTTATGTTTTAGTTCACTAAACAGCAATTTGGGCGGATTGATATCCGTCGAACAAAAATCAGTTACACTTACGGCGGATTGGTGCCACGTCGCCGATAAGGGCGGGTATTATTTACTAGATGCTTTTAACATTCGAAACGACACAAACTATTATATAAAGGGCATACAGCGACCAAGCACAGGTGGGTACACAGTTATTATCAGCGGGGGAACGAATGGTACACAACACGCACTTTGGCTTATTTGGGGAAAAGCCACTTAATTACTGTATAACAAGCATGGAAAATCTAAGTGCTCCTGAAAATGCGGCTCCACTGGCAGCTGAATACGCTTTAAGCTGGATAGTTCCAGAAGTATTGTAGTCATAATTGTACGACACAATTACATCCTGGGAGCTGCAAGGTGTTATGATGACCGCGCTGGGCTTTTTCGTGACGCCTATCTTACTCCAGGTCATCAAAAGAGTGCCATCACCGGCAAAACCCTCAATATACTGGCCGGCGGTAAATGTATCTTGTTTGTTGTCCAAATTGCTGTTTAGGGAACTTCCGTCCCATGTTACTATGGGGGCGGAGGTGACATTATGGATAAATTAATTGCGGCCGTACTGGCCGCCATGCAGGCCGATTTGACGCCGGAACAACTACAGAGGCTGGAAAATGTGCTGATTATTAAGACACATGGCCTGATACTGCAGGAGGAGCACACAGAGCTGGTGGTCAGTGAGCGCCACTGGGAAAAGGCCTTACGGCTGTATTTGGCCAGTAAACGGCTTGAAAATTGCAGTCGGGGCACGCTGGAAAACTACAACCGGTGCGTCCGGATGTTAATGCAAAGTCTGAATAAACGCCTGCAAGAGATTACAACCAATGATCTGCGGTATTATTTGGCGTTGTATCAGGAGCAGCGTAATATATCCCTGTCATACCTAGAGACGTTACGGCATTACATCAGCAGCTTTTTTGCCTGGTTGTCGGATGAGGGTTATATATCGCATAATCCGGCCAGGCGTCTGAAACGCGTCAAAGTGCCGCAAAAAATCCGCCGCCCGTATACGGCGGAAGAACGGGAGCACCTGCGTTGTATTGCTCGTTCAGAGCGTGATCTTGCATTGATGGAAGTCTTATATTCGACAGCTGGCCGTATTGGAGAGATTCTGGCTCTGAATCGGTCAGATGTCGATTTTTCCGGTGGCGAAGCTATTGTGTACGGCCAAAAAGGCAAAAAGGAGCGCCGCGTTTGCTTGACAGAAGAAGCCCTATACCACCTGCGAAAATACCTGTCTGACCGGACAGACGATAATCCTGCACTATTTGTAAGCACCAGGGCGCCACACAAGCGTCTGACAGCCAAAGCGGTACAGGCAATGCTGCGAAAACTAGGGCGATCGGCCGGCATCCATGCACATCCGCATAAATTCAGGCGGACGCTGTTGACAGATGCGTCTGCCCGGGGAATGACGTTGCAAGAGCTACAGGCGTATGCCGGCCATGCAAAGCCGGAGACCACGATGATCTATGTAACAGTCAGATCTGCAGAGGTTAAAGCTTCCTTCCGGAGGCTGGTGGCTTGATGTAATGATAATTCAGATTACTTTTTGGCCGTCCAAAGAGGTCGGCCTGTTTGCTATGCCTACAGATCAGCGGCGACGGAATTTGCGCCGGCGCAATTCACAGCAGGCAAAACAGCAATTTGGACAACGGAAATATTGGAGGATTCAGGATCACACACAAGCGAATTATCTTATCTTACGAGACTGCAACGAGCCTTTCTGGGTACGCTTACTGTGGTGGAAATGTAATTGCTGCCAATGCTACAATTATATATCAAACATCAACGCCAATTGACCAAGTCGACCGGATTTATATAACCGTTGGGGCATATGGCGCGCCTGGACGTATTAACGTTTATGCACAAGGCAGTGGATTTATTTCAGGTCATGTGCTGGCAGTAGATGCTATTATCATCACGGAACCAATTTAATCCTATTCAAGCCGGTCCTGCTATTTTCGTCCAGTTTTTATCGATGATCCCGTTTTTATGGGTCATATAATAGATGTCACCACTCAGCTCAAACGCATATTTGACATGTCGTGTCCAACCCTCCGAACCATACGGCAGAATGAAGGCCAGCGCAAGGCCAGGCCATGCAGTAGGCGCCCCTGCCGTATTTGAGCCATACGGAAAAAGTGATGGCCCCCAGCATTCATAGATCAGATTTTTTCCCTGCATAACAGCGGTATCAATACGCAGAGCTTTACCATCTGAATTTTCGCCGCCGTTTGCAAAGATATCAAAATTGCTGTTTAGGGAACTAAAACCCTCAGTCAACTCCTGAATATTCATCAATGTTGAAAACTTCGGCGTAACGGATGTCACATTGATTCCATCGTACTCTACAACATACCACGGGACTTCCGCCAGGATATCCCCTGCCCGGACGTCCCCTTCTGTCGCAGTCGGTTCCGCCGGGGTTTCGGTCGTTGATGTTCCTTTTTTCACAACCCACTCCGTATTTTCGTATCCGGTTTGCGCATTCTTTGTATACTTGACCACAATCAGGTCTTTCCTTTTTTGCCCCTGTGATCCATTTTCGAGCGTGATGCTGTCATATGTCCCCGGCAACACCCTGAAATGGACACCTTGGATCACCCCTTCTCCGTCATAGATCTTCAATTCATTGTTACTGGCCAATTCTGCTCTGAATTTTTCTCCTACCGGAAGGGCTCCGCTTCCGACCGTGGCAATTCCCTGTTGGAATCCAATTACGTCCGCTGATGTAATGTGTGGCGTTCCTCTTAATCCGGTTACTATTTCCATAACTATTCCCCTTTCACTCCGTATTCTACGCTGACTCTCTGGTTTCTGATTTTCAGTATTTTATAGACAATTGGCTGCTGCATCTGGATGCCAGTAATATAATCCCGGCCGGATATAATATCACCTATGTCGATGTCTATATCATCCATTTCATTCGCATTTGCAGTCAGCTTTTTATAATTCATGCGGTCTTTCAGCTGTTTCGTACCATTTTCGATCAGGTCATCTTCTTCTGCATTGTTATAATCGTACACCTCCGTGATTTCGCTGATCCCTGTATAATATGGTGTTTGCGTCACACGGCCATCTGGCTGTGCGTACAGGTGGACGACTACCCGGTCCTTTAGGTCTCCCCGGCCCAGACAGATTAGATGGTTGACGCCCCGGCGGTAGTCCTGTGACGTAAAATTCAACCGTCCGTCCTGGCTGATTTCGATGCTGTCTCCGTAATTTTCTACCGGCACCGCCCCGATCACCACGAATCCGGACGTCTGCGTCTGTATGTACCGGATCTGCAGTTTGTATCCCTTCGATTCCAGCATAGCCTGAAGGCCATCCAGCAGGGTGCAGTAGCGCTCGAACTGATAACTGACTGTTATGCCCGTATCCGTTTCGCTGGCATAAAACAACCCTGGAAACGCGGGTTCCACCAGATTTTTTATTATGCTGTTCAGTTCTCCGGATGCCGTCCGGTAATCCTGTCCGGCGGCCGGCTCAATGATTTTCTTCGCCATCATCCCGCGCCATGTGAATCCGCGTACATAGATCGCATCGTCTCCGGTCACGCTTTCCGTCTCCCGGATGATTCCGCCGTATTCTGTGTCCGGGACATAAATGCGTTTTTCGAACGCATAGCTTCCATCCCACGCCGTATATGGGACGGATAATTCAAAATCATTCTCGTTTCCCATTTCAATGTCGGCGTCTTCATAGATTCTTTTTTCTTCTGCTCCATCAGACGCGGCCAGGATCAGTTCCATTTCAGTTCGCTCCTTTCCTGGTGCAGTACGATGTCAAATCCAAACGTTCCGGGCCACACGACCGTCTGGCTGCCCGGCGGGACCGGTTCAAATACACTGTCGTCTTTTCCACGGTTATTGAATTCGTTGACGATTTCCCCGTTATTTTTCACCCGTTGCACTGTATTCTCCCGGCTATTGATGCGTATGTATTCTTGATCGTCCACCGTCGTGTAAACCCGGTACATATGCCCACCGATTGCTATATACGGGTTGACGCATGGCCCATATATAATCATCTCAAACCCGGACGCCACATAATGCGTATTCTGCAGGATCGCCGTTCCGGCCTGTCCGGAAGTATAGTCGTACGGAAAATTGAAAGGAAAGTCTAAAAAATCTCCTGATCCTCCTTCCTCTTTTGGGTAAAAGGAAAACGCCTTATCCTCCATCCAAAACGGGTATGGCACATACAGAGTACAGATTTTACCAACTGTCCGGTACCGGTCGTCATAGATTTGCGGTTCGGATGCAATGATATAGGCTTCGATATACTGCTCGTTGACATATAGTTTTCCAGGCGACTTCTGAACCACATCATAGTCTGTAACCTCGAAAAACTCCTGTAGGATCTGTGCTCGTCCGGTCCTGGCGCCGGAAAAATCAATTTCCAGTTCATACTGTCTGGATTTCCGTTCGAATGCATTGACCCTTGCTCCATTTCCCAGATCCGTTTCATCCACTTCCCACTCGAATGCATACAGTCCGGAGGTCTTCTGTTTCATCCGGATTGGATAGGTGGACAGGTCCATCGACCGATTTGCGCTGTTTACGTATTTGATCTCAGCCATTATTGAATGCCACCCCCATATCTGATAACACCCGGCCAAATTCCCGGCCATTGTATTTTATTGTCATTCCTGACCGTTTAAACGCAGTAACCATCGCAGCCGCTAAAAGATTATAATCAATGACAGATCCCGCGACACCAGTCTGAATTTTTGTATCCCGGCTTGCCAATTTCATATCCAGGGCGTTGAGGACGCTCTTCCTTGCTTTCTCCGCATTCTCATCCACTCCTTTCACATATCCTTCGATGGTCCCGGCTCCAAATCTCTCAAATACATGTGATGGAGAATTGATTTCCAATTTGCCTTTTGCCGTTTCAGTCGCGGCAGTCGTTACTTCTATAACCGCATTTATGACTTCGGATTTTCCATTCCGGATACCTTCTGCCAATCCCGCAGAAACATTATATCCGTAAGACTTAACAGTATCCTCGTCAATCGCGCTGTCAATCTTGCTTACGGCAGCTTGCCCCACATATTCCGAAGCATTCTTTACCAGATCAGCGCTGCCACGTATTCCTTGAGACAATCCGATGTCGATATACATCCCGCTTTGCTTCGATTTCCACGAAGGCGACGCTACTCCAGAACCAAGATTCAAGTTTTCGATGAGATCATTTCCCATTTCCTCTCCAGCTGTATTTACTTGATCCTGGATTTCTTTTAGCCCTTCAACTAATCCCTGTCCTGTATACATACCTGCATCGTTAGCCTGCAATTTCAATTGATCTCCCAATTGCTGGAAGGCTTCTGTTCCTCCTGCTGCAAGCGTTCCGGCACTTGTTTTCAGCTGCTCTCCCCATCCGGTCGTCATACTGCCAATGTCTACAGACTGTTCCCACAGGCTGTTCGCCTGCTGCAATTCCTCCGCGGTCATCTGATTAAATGCCGCTACATATCCGGCGCCTTCCGGCCCCATCTCGGCCAGATGCTGTAACAAACCCTCATTAATTGTAACATTCACTCCGTCAGCCGTCGTTTTTGTCGTCTCTCCCAACGCTGCCAGTTGCTCGCCCCATTGGTTGAATCCGTCAACCTGGCTCTGCATATTATCCAATATAGACTGTGTTTGTACTTCTTCCGCCGCTTGAAACTCTGCGAATATATCCATTTGCGACTGTACAGCGCCTGTTACAGCCTCCTGCATACCGATTACAGCTTCTGCAGCAGATACAGCTTTTTCCTGTATCGTCTGATCCAGGGCATTAAAGGCTTCCGCCTCTGCATACACACTTTCTGATGCTGTTGCGGAAGCGCTGGATACCCCTGCCTGCGATCCTACATAATCTTCCGCATATACCGTTGCCTCCTGGGTTAATCCATTCAATTCATTCAAGCTCTCCGAATACTCACCCGCATTCGCGTTTGCTTCTTCGATTAGGTCATTTTGATCTTCAATTTTTCCTTCCAGCTCTTCAATAGCCTTCTCGTTATCCCAGTATTTCTGATTTAGCTCCGCCTGTACATCATTCGCATCCCGGACCACCCCGTTGTATTCAATCGTGTTGTCTACTACTCCGGAAATCGCATCGTCATAGTCCTCTTGCGTGATCAGCCCCTTTTTCAGTTCTTCATTTAGTTGGGCTTGGCTCTTGTTGAGATTCTGCCCCCTCTTGTCAAGTGTTTCTGTGACCTCAGTCAGTTCACTATCCAGGTTCTCCCTCAACTCCAGCAAAGGGGTCAGTTCTTTTTCTGCGTCAATCCTAGCCTTTGTGGCCGTCGTTGCTTGATCGATCGACTCCTGAATTCCCTGCTTATAGGCTTCGATTTCGGCCATTTTCCCCATGTTATCCACATAGTTTCGGATCTCTTGCGTGCCCATATTCAGCTTTCCTGTCACAGCGTCAATCTGTAATCCTAATTCCGGATACACAGTATTTAACTCTGTCACAAGAGCAGCCATGCGCTCTTGTTCTGCCGATGTCAGTTCTGTCTGATTTGCCAAACCTTCCAGTTCACGCACTGCATCGCTCATAACAATAGCACTCCCGGATGCCCCCTCAACGGTATCACGTGTTGTGTCGATTGCAGTTCGTAGTTCTTCTTGTGACTCTGCCAGTTTGTCGCATGCTATATCGGCAGATTGCCACAATTTTTCAGTCTCCGTTGCAGCTTCTCCCGATCCGCTGGCAAATGCTGCCACTACTCCGATCAAAGCTCCGATCCCGGTAACCAGAAGTAGTGCCGGGCATGCATTCATAGCAGTATTTAATCCGGTCTGTGCCACTGTAGCCGCTCCTGTAGCAGCCGTTTCTACTCCTTTCGCGGCACTGTCTACTGCCGCTCCGGCTGCGCTTGCCCCGGATGCCGCCGCACCTTTTGTCTTTGCAACCGTATTCAGTTCTTCAGCCGCTGCCGCCGCACCCGATACCGCAGCCGTTGTTTTTTGTACATCGTTCACTGCTTTCAGAGCTTTTGCCGCCTCATTAGCAGTTTTCAGCGTTTTTATGGTTGTCACCAGTTTTAAAACTTTTGGTGCTGCCACTCCTGCCCCAACGCCTACAGCTCCTACCACGGATACAACCGTTTTGACAGGCCCCGGAAGTCCTCTGAACCACTTTGTTGCATCTTTGACAGCCCCGGTCACAGCAACAATTGCAGGGGATACCGCTGTTAAAAACTCTCCCGTCAGTTCACTTCCTGCAGTTTTCAAATTATTTGCCGCAATCTTCGCCTGATCCCACGGATCTTGCGTTGCCTGGAAGGTATCTTCGACGGTTGTCCCATATGCAGACATAGATTCTGACAGGTTGTCCAGATTGATTCTGCCGTCCCTGATTCCGTCTGACATAACCTGTGCGCCCTTTGTTCCAAATACTTCCTGGGCAATTGCAAGAGCTTCCGTATTTGTCTCAGCGTCCTTGATGCTCTGTATCGTCGCTTCAAGCCCTTCTCGGGCAGACATCCCTTCTTTTGCATATTCGTTAACAGCCGTTTTTAATCCCCGCATAGCGGTTCCGGCATCTACGCCGTTTGTCTCAAACACAGCCAGGAGATTTGCCGCTTCTACAACATCCAAATTTAATTCTTTAAACGTCGCAGCATTGCTGTCCAATTCGCTCATTAGATTTGACACGCTTTTTCCTGTTTCCTGCCCGCGTTTTGTCAAAAGCCCAAGGAGTTCTCCCGAATGCGAAGCGTCTACGTTAAACTGTGTCATGATCCGGTCCGTAGCATCTATGGATTCATTCAGGTCTGTACCATTGATCTCCGCAAACTCCATGTATTGTTTCGATGTCTTTTCAAGGACATCCCCGGTTTGACCGAACCTCGTATTCACTTCCCCAACAGCCGTGCCAACATCTTCCATTTCTACCGGCAGATCTCCAAAGATATTGTTGGCCACTTCCGTTAGGCTATCCAGCGCGTCGCCTGTCGCCCCTGTCTTTGTGATAATAGTGTCATATCCTTCATCCAGTTCCAGGGCAGCATTATACATGTTCCCTGCCAGTTTTTTTGCCGCATCCGAAAATTTATCAAAATATTGGGAGTAAATTTCCAGTTTCTCAAACCCAGTCAGATTTTCATTTAGATTTTTTGTTTCACGTGCCGTACTGTTGACCTTTTTCCCGAAATTGTCAATGGACGTCGCGCATCCATCTGCAGAATTCTCCGCCTCCCTCATATACGATGCATTTTCTTCTACCGCTTTTGATGCGTGGATCGTCTGCGCTTTTGCATTATTTAATTGCTTCTCCCAGTCTTTAACACGTTCCCCTGCCGTATCATAAGTTTTACTTCCCCGTTCTACAACCTCCGAGAGCTCCGATACTGTATCCCGCTGTTTCTGCATCTCTTCTTCTGATGCCGTTCCGGATTCTTCCATTTGTTGCAGGGTTTTTTGCGCTTCTTCCAGCCTTTTTTTGTATGTCGTTAATTCGCTGCCAACCCGCTCATACTGCTCCTTTGCATGGTCGAGCCCAGACTGAACCGCCTGTTCTTTTTTCACGTGTTCATCCAGTATTTTTGTAAGCACTTCATGCTTCTTTTTCAGGTTTTCCAGTGAGTTTGCGCATCCAGCCGTTTCTGCTTTTACCAGATTCATTTCTGACTTCATGGTGGACAGGCTCTTGTTGCAGGACGCCACGGAAGCTTTGAATTCTTTTTCTCTATCAAGCTCAATGATCGCTCCAATTTTTCTTTTTCCCGCCATATTCGCTCCTTTTGCAATAAAAAAAACACCTGCGCAATACAGATGTTTTTTTTCTCATATAGTCTTTATTTTTTGCGCCATATTGGAGGCCCCAGATAGGTATACATGATCCATAATGGCAAGCACCCAAAAACCCCGATTACAGATACTGCTATAGAAGCTAATATAAAAGCCGTGGCAAGACCAGACCCAGAGTAAAGAAACAGCAAAAACAAAACAATACCCGATATAGTCATTATGGATAAATATTTATGCTTTCTTATTATTTTTTTCATCGCTGCTCCTCCCTTCCTGCCTGTTTTATATTATTATATCATATCCTCCCCTATAAATCCAGCAACGAAACCTCTTTTTTCGGCTCTTCAAAGATCTTCCGTTCCATCCGGATGTTATGCATTTTTTTGTACTGTTCGAAGAGGTCGCACCATTTTCCATAGTACATATATGCAATTTCTTTCTCACGGTATCCCAGCTCCAGCCCAATATACAGCACCCACGCAAAGTCAATGATTACGGGTTCTTTTTCGTCTCCGCTCCCATCTTCTCTTGCGTGGTCTCTCCGTTTTTTCGGCGGAAGCACCTCATCATTTCCTCGTGCAGTTTTAATCCCAGGGTGACCGGCATCATATCCGCTTTTTCCAAAAGCTCCCTGCGGCTCACTTTCCGGATTTCCTTTCCTTCAAGCTCCGCTTCCAATTCCAGTCCCGCAGTAACCATCAAATACAAGGCATCTCCTAAATCTTTGATTTTGGGAGTTATATATTGTCCAATCGCCACTCCCTCTTCGTTTACAACTTCTTTTCCCTCCTCATCTTTCTGAGGGACGAACAACATGATTCTACTTTCAAATTCATCGATACTCCCATATTTTTCCTGTATTTCCTCCAGGACTTCCATCCCGCACCGAAGCGGAAATGTTTCCCCCGATAACGTAATATAGCTTAATTTATTTCCGATCATACATGCTCCTTATCTGGGCGGGCTTTCACCCGCCCTCTGTAGTTATTCCGCTCTTGAAACAACAGTCGCGCTACCTGCCTTTTTCGCATAGCTCCCTTCGGTGGTTACTTCCACCACCACAATTTTCTTTCCACTTTCCGCTTCAATCTCACTAGTTCCATCCCAGGCTTTCCAGCCGGTAGACACGTTGCAGACTTCATTGTACGCCGGCGTTATCACGCTGTCAGTTACTTTGTAAAAATAACTGTTGTTTTCCGCTTTCGTGGGCGTTACCGTCAGTTTTGTTTTTCCCGTCTCCGTCTCGCCGGCCGCGCTCGCAACATTCAGAGTCCCGATCGAGTATCCGAATTTTCCATAGATCCAGGTCATTGCATCCTGTTCCGTATCAAACTTCGCCGTCTCTTTCCAAGTTCCCGCATCGTTGGCTGACGCCTTCCCTGAGATAGATGGCGTTTTAAATGTAACAGAATCCCCCTTTGTTTCCCAGCTGTCTGATGGGTCACCGAATTTTACCTTAGGAAGGAAGGCTGCCACAAATGTTCGTACGTCATCTATAATCTCCGGAGCAACAATGCCCATCGCTACATTTTTGTTCTGGTCATTTTTGTTATAGACGACAGTACCATTTTCCACTTCCACCGCATGTCCAAAGATCGGTCTCATAGCTGCAATCGGTATTGTAGATATTCCCAGTGTAATATCTGCATTCGTAAATTCTTTTACGTACTCTGCCTGCCCGTCGTCTGCATTTAAAGTCGCCTCCGCAAAGTTCGGTGTAATTTCCATAGAAACTGCTTTTCCCAATGCCATCGGCTCATTATAAGTTCCATCGTTTCTTGTGTCCGCAAAAATCGGTTTCCGTAATCCAATATATGCCATTATACTTCTCCTTCCATCCCGGCCTTTTCTCTTAGCCAGGAAATTGCTTCGTTTTTAGTTCTAAATTGTTTCGTTGTTCGCCATTCTCCGTTTTCGTCCGGTTCTGCTATACCTTCCAGGGCGGGGGTCTGAAAATTTACGGTCTCCCCTTTTGTACTAGACGTTCCAGACTTTTCCCACAATTTCGCCTGGTGCAGCCAAATAGCCTCATAGGTAACCTGGTCGTCTACGATCCGGGTCCGCATCAGCCCCAGTCCAATCGTTCCGGTTTCATTTCTATCACCGGATATCCCGTCTTTCTCTCCGAGCGTCAGATCTCTTACTGCATCTGGCAGGTCACTGGTTGTCAATGCAATATCTGCATAGGCAAATTCTTTTTTCTGCCCCAGATCGTTGATGTCTGTATACCCGGATGTATCAATATAATTCGGTGTGATCTCTGCCTCCACCGCTTTTCCCACCAAAATCCCGTCATAATACTCCGGCCCGTCCCGTTTCCGGGCCATAATCGGATAGGCCAGCCCGATATATGCCATTTATGCGCCCTCCTCTATGATGTCGCACTCAAAAATGATGTGCCGCAGCTTCTCATCATCTTCCGTCATCACTGTGATTTCTGGAAATGTAAATCCCTGCCCGAAGAGTGCCCGCCGCACTTTATTCTTCAAGCCAATAAAATCATCGTCGATGGGTAAAAACAGATGCACCTGGACGCTGACGATCACTGCTCCCGGATTGTCATCTGAAAAGTCAGCTCCATAATCGTCTGCGTAATTGTACGTAAACCACCTCGGTGCTTTTTCACGGTAGACATCCGGCGCGTGCGGGAATCCAAACGGTTCGATAGCAGTAATAATTTTTTCAAATGTATTCACAGGTCTACCTCCCGGTTAAAAACCTCCTGCATCTTATCCAATACGGGGGCTTCCGCCTTCCTTGCAGCCTTCGAAAATACCGGGCGGGCCGGCTGTCTGGATGTTCCAAACTCCAGATACGCCGCTTTGTCCATATTTCGGACTTTTTCGGTCTTTCCGGCTCTCCTCCCGCCTTTCGTCCGCGAATTCTTCCATTTCGTCCCGCTGGAGATTCCGGTCGGACGCACAGCAAGATAATAGCCATACTTATTCCGCATAGCTCCCGTGCTTTTAATAGACCGGTACATTTCTCCAGTGTCCTGGTGGCTAAAAAGGGCCGCCTCCACTTCCCGCTCCAGTAAGGGAGAGGCTTCTTCCAGCATTTTGGGGGCGATCCGGTCAATCTCCAGTTCCCCCAAATCTTTCATCAGGTCGTCGATCCCCTCAATGTCAAATCGTGCCATGCTCTCTCCTTTCCCCGGTCAGTTGGGTCATCATGGATTTATCCGACCGGAAGGTCCGACGGATGTCGTAGATGTCACCTGTCGCTTCGTCCACGAAAAACGATCCGCCGTTGTAATTACATGCCATAATCTCCGCAATAACACTTGCCTGGTATCCGCTCTGGTTTCCAACGATTTCATCTTGTCTGGTAGCATCCTTCAAGCTGGCTGGTATCCCACGGATAAATTCCCAGTGTTCTTTCCGGAATCCACTTTCATTCTGCTCTATTACCTTCCTGGTCGGAAGGGATATACTCCGATTCCACATCCTTTTCATCCTCCAGTGTCAGCCGGAACACCCGTTTCCGGTATAAATCCAGGTATTTGTCCGTATCTGTCCGGTCGTTCCCCAGGTATGCCTTGACATATAAAGTTACAGCTGTCTGGGTCTGCGGGTGTGACTTTCCCGTATCCAGCAGCCATTCTGGTACGCCGGAGGCGCGCATGTCTTCCAGGGCGTCTTTTATGTACATTTCAATTTCTTCGTCATATACCGTGATTTCCGGCGGGATCCCGCACCTCATTTTCACTTCCTGCAGCATGCACGCCTACCTCCTTTCTCATGCCTTTGGTTCAAAGGTTGCTCTGGCAAAGTTAAACGTCACAACTTCCGTACCGTCAACCAACACGGCGAAAGTGTCCCCGGCCGTTACGCGGAACACGTTATTCGTTTCCCAGGCAATGTCTGTCTTGGTAGCCTTCCCGTTTTTCTTAAATGTCATCTTCTCTCCGGTCTGCGTCAGCGCGAAGGGGAAGAAATGCCCCTCCTGTTCGGACGCTTTTGTATTGTTGAATCCGGTGTAACCGGTCACATAATGGAATGTACCGGTTACGGTTCCATCTTCAGATACAAACAGGTCGGATGCCAGCTCCCCAGCGGTCTTACCGTATAAGTCCTGACCTGCCGCCGGTATGGTCATAATGTCAGGACTGATCATTCCCCCACTACGCTCTCATCAGTAATGGTGATTTCACCGTTCACAATTGCCGACAGGTCTTTCGCTACACAGTCCTCGCGCTCAATCGCCCGGAACAGCGTCAGGTCTTCTTCGAATGCGTTCAGCGATCCAGCAGATGCGATGTTTGAGGTCATAATCGTGAGCTGTTTCCGATCGAAGAATTTTACCGCTTCCTTCAGGTCTCCAATAACCATCGGGATCTTCCGGGTTTTCGCCGTGGCGGTATCAGACGGCATGTCCGCATTCGGCACCACAAACACCGGGATACGGGTTGCCCCCGCGCATACAATCATTTCCATAGGCTGTGCCGGATTCGGCTGCAGGATATATTTCCCGTCGTTGTCTTTCAGGGTGTCCAGATACTGCAGGCCGTCGTCATTGGTCACCAGCCGGGAGGTTGCCTTAAAAGCCTGTCCCAGCGTAACGTTCAGGGCCTTTTTGATGTCGTCCAGTCCGGCCAGCGCCGTCTTTCCCTTTGTGTTGATCACTCCCAGGATCAATTTGTTCCTGGTTACGCGGGAATCGTCCCCGATCCATGCGGTCAGCGTTCCGGTAATATTAGCATCGCTGTCTTCCAGCAGTTCATTAGTTACTGGAAAATATCCGGCGTATTTGTCAATCTCATAATTAATACGCTCAAACTGTGGTGTATTTCCGCCCGGGATCTTCGCGCCTTCTCCCACCTTTGTAAATCCCGTCTGCTGGGAGCGTTTCTTGTAGGTCCGTGATCCTTTATCTGTGGTGACATTTTCCACATCCACCAGGTCGATCAGGGATGTTTTCGCCTCCCGGTAAGTGTTGATCTGGGTCTGGACGTCCTCTGGAACCGTATAACCGCCGTCTGCGGCTGTCCCTTCATTCATGGAATTCCGGAACCCGTTTCTGGCCGCGTCGGCAAACTCTTTGACGGCATCCTTTTCCTCCACATGTTTTTCAGTTCCTTTTTCGATCTGCTGCCGCATTGTGGAAGCCGCCCCGTCCTCAATGTCTTTCAGCAGGTCAAACCTATCCTGCATCTCTTTCAGTTCCTGTTTGGCCGCTTTTGCTTCTTCCAGCCTGTTCTCGCCCACCAGATTCCTTACTTCCAGCTTTTTCGCTTCGATCTGGTCCAGCAGTTCCAATAATTTTTTGTTCATGGTTTTTCTCCTTTTCTTGGGATAAAAGGTCTCAGATCCCGTAGAGATCCAAGTCCTCCAGTAACTCATTTCTTTCTTTTTCTTTCTCTTCTCTCTCTTTCATGGCCTTCTGACGGATTTCATCCGTTAGCCACATGCCGCTGTATGCGTTGGTCAGGATTCCGGGCTGCTGATCCGTCATAATTCCATCTACAAATCCATATTCCAAGCATTGGTTTGCTGTGAGCCAGGTCTCACGATCCATCAGTTTTAAGATCTCTTCCATCGATTTTCCTGACTTTTCAGTGTAAGCACTTGCCATAGCCGCATTCATCTGCTTCAGGATCTCAGCATTTTTCTGCATGTCGTGGTAGTCACCGGACGCTCCACTCATAGATACGTTGTGAATCATAATCATGGCTACCGGGCTAATCAGGCATCTGCCCGCCATAGCCACCACGCCTGCGGCGCTTCCGGCCATACTTTGAATCTTGATCGTTACCTGGCCATTGCCTTTCAATGCGCTGTACATCTCCTGTCCAGCAAAAACAGATCCCCCGCCGGAATTTATTAGTACATCAATAGCCTCATCTTGCGCGGCAGTCTGCAGGATGTCTTTCACATCCTTTGGGCAGGTCGCCTCCATTCCAAACCAATCATAGATCCATTTATCATCGTTTCCGACGATATCTCCGCGAATATTAATTACTGCCACTTTCTCCACCTCCCTTCTCATATTGTTTTCCTACGTCTGTAATCGGGATATAGTTTCCGTTTACCATCAAGATATCCCCGCCTTTCTCAGCCGGAAGATCCAGGTAATCTCTTGCTTCATTCGGCTTATAGATCCCGTTATTGACCGCTTTTGTAAGATTTTCCATCTGGGTTTTGCTGTCTGTCCGAAGGATGGCCTTTTCGTTAAATTTGTAAAAATATTCATCCGTGATCTCCTGCGGCAGCAACACTTTCCCATTTATCTCTTCCTCGTACATCTTCAGGCGATAGGACATCGTATCCACTAAAAAAGCCAGCTGCTGTGTCTCACTGTTCGCATAGCTGGACTTTTCATAATTGTTGATCTGGTTCGGCTTAATTCCGAAAGCGCCGGCGATCTGCAATGCGCTGTATTTCCGCAATTCAAAAAACTGCGCGTCTACCAAAGACATATTCAGCGGCGTTAACGTCAGAGATGTCGGGACTGGGATAACCTTCCCTGCGTTTTTGGGGCTGGAAAGAAGGTCCGCAAACTTTTTCTGCAGCGCTTCTCGTTTCTTGTCCTCTAGGTCTCCTACATACTGCATGGCCATACTGGCTGTCAGTCCCTGCTTATACAGGCGGTTCATATAATCCTGGCTTTCGCTTGCTCCATCCACCGTTGCCCGTAGGATGTCCCGCACCGGCATACCGGTGAATCCGTCGAAGCTGTACCAAGTTTTAAAGTGCATGACCTCGCTGTTCCGAAACATATACTGTTTCCCTGTGCGCGGATCACTATATTTGTAGTATATGTTTCCGGCATTTCCGAACAATCCCAAATCGTCCATGATCGGTGTCACGTAATTACTCTGCATGGGCCACATGTCCAGGAAATGGTATTCGCCTCCATACGTAGACGGAATAAATTTCGTTCGCATCCAGATGTAGCCGTTGCCGTAATGCTGGCAGTTTTGTTCCACAGCCGTCCACATGGTAGTCGGCGTCATAAACGGGTTTGGCCGGATCGTCATCAGGACACCTGCCTCTGTAGTCGGTGCCCGGATTCTCCCCCGCTCTGTCTGCTGATAATATTTTAGCGGCAATTTCCCGATTGTCTCCGACAGCATTTTTAGGCATGTGAAATAGGTTACCTCTGCCACTGCCTTTTTATTGCTCGGCGTAATTCCCAGCCATTCCAGCAGTTCCCTGTCTTCCAGGCTGATGGTTGGATGCACCTTTTCATTTACTGCATTTTTAATTCTTTTCCAGATTCCCATTACCAGTCACTCTCCAAAAATTTGTCGATTGCTTCTGCGGCCACAGAATAGAACTCATGATACATTGCCAGTTTGTAAGCACACAAGACAGCATCCACGGGGTCAATCCGTTTTGTGGTAGCATCTTTGTCGATCTTGATCAGCCCATTGCTCCGTCGGATTACAGCATTGCTCATAGCAAAATTCAAGACCGGATTGTAGGTATACAGAATATTTCCCGAATATACCTGCTCCCGGAATCCCTGCGTAGATTCATTCAGGGATTTATGGCTTTGATATACTTCTTCTACTTCATATCCTTCATCCGACAGGTCCATCATTAATTTGCTGGCATTCGCTGGATCGAAACACAATGTTTCAATATTCCACTCATTCTTTTTGCAGGTTTCCAGCACATACCGCATAACCGCACTCTGGTCAACGATCGGCGTATTCGTTACGGTCAGATAACCTTCTCTTTCCCATGCGTCATAATCTACCTTATCCTTTGCCTTCCGCTCTGCCAATTTCTCACGATTTGGAATGAACGAATGTGAATACACGATATATTTCACAATCCGCTTTCCGTCCTCATCCAGTTCATCGGACTCAAATGGAATCACAAACGAAACAGATGTCATGTCGATCTTAGCCGACATATCAAACCCCACATAGACACTCATACCTCGCGTGTTGATCGGAATTTCATCTACTTGGCATCGCTTCCATTTCGCCATGTCCATGTAACCGTTTTCTTTCGCCTGTACCCAGATATTCAACATCTTCGTCAGGAATGCGGTTAATTTTTCAGGTATCTCCTTCGCGACCTTCCAAGCGTTACGAATTTTTTTGCGCCCGTTTTCATAGCTCATCCGAATAGGGTTGGCCTTTTTCCATATTTCCTCATTTTCCAGGTTATTAATATCGTCCTTGAAATCCTCCAGATCAACTTCACAAATATCAATCAGATATTCATCATTCTCTACGTCAACGTTCGGATCAAGAATCTTTGAGCAATACGTATATTCCTGCACATAACACGGATAGGTTAAATCCATCCCCGCCGTTGTAATAATCATTAACAGCGGTTCTTTTGTATTCGATCCCAAACCCAGGTCATAAAATTCTGTTGTCTTATGCTGGTGGTACTCATCCAGAATCAATCCGGCTGGATTTGTTCCATCACCGTTTTGTCCGTCCTCTTTTGACAGTGCTTTAATAAAACTTCCCGTCTTTCGATGGATAATCGCGTCCCGCGTAATTTTAAACAATGATTTAAGCGAAGATCTGTTCAGCATCAGTTTCGCTTCATTCAGAATGATCTTCGATTGATCCCGTTTCGTACCCGCCGTATAATATTCATAGTGCTCCTGATTCCGCGTTGACATCACTGAAATTTCATACAGCGCCACCCCCGCTTCCATTTGTGATTTAGCATTTTTCCTTGCAACCTCAATGAATGATTGCTTGAATCTTTTGTACCCGGTATCTAATTCTCTCCATCCATAGAGCTGGCATAAATTAAATTTCTGCCATGACGTCAATATTATCGGTTGTCCAGAAAGATCACCTTTAGAATGCCGAAGCATTGAAAACCAGTCTACGATCTTCTCGGCTTCGATTTCATCCCAGTAATAAGCCCATCCATCGGCCAGCACATTCCGTGCCTCTTCATTTTTGCAATCTCTCAAAAATCTCTGGCACGCCCATTTATGTTTAATTCCCGATGTTTCTTCGCCCGACAGGCACCGCAAAGCATACCCGATCAGTTCTTCTTTAACCGTCATATATTGCCAAACTTCCGCGTAATCTCTTCCTGGGTTTTATCTGTTTTAATTGCTGCAGCCTTTAGCCTTGCGTCAATCGTCAATCCACAAAGTGCAGCGAATCTTCGCATCTCCTCCGCGTAATTTTTTTGGATGTCTACCATCGGATTCTTAACTACAATGACTCCTGTTCGCGTTTCTCTGTCAATATAATAGCTCTGATCCTTTAGTATATTAGTGGCTTTTACATAATTCGCGAAGGCGTTGCAATAACCACCCAGGTTATTTCTATCCAGATTTCCGATAAGATGAATCTTGTTTAATTCTTTAACAATTCTCCGCCATTCTTTTTTTGCTACGTTGTCAATTAACCAATCTGGCGGACGTTTAAGCTGGTCTTTGTCTGTTTCTATGCTTTTTTCTTCATTCTCTCTGCACTGCGTCGTATACACTGTCAGATTTCCACGCTGTTCAACCAGCGGCTTTCTCGGTCGTGCCATAGTGTCCTCCTTCCTGGCAATGCCAACTTTTTAATTATTTTTAGAATTTTGCGTAAGGAAGGGAGATCGGAAGAGCGGTTC